GGGGGGGTTATGCGTGATGATCGTTTTAATTCCCTGAAACAGGAATTTTCCGGCGTTCCTGATGATGCGGCTGATGCGCTTTCGTCAATGCCAGAGCTTATTAGAGCGGCTTTTTTCTTACTTTCCACGAGAGAATATAAATCAACGGGGCTTGATGTACTGAATATCGCCGCCGATTATGCGGAATATGTGGCAGAGGCGCGTTATAGAAGAAAATTTCCTGAGGATGTAAGCCATGCGTGATATTTACCACGAAACAATAGACCGCGCATTTCTTGCACTTTCTCACAGTGAAAACATGCTGGAAATATTGCGCATATGGCTTGAAACACTTGGCGACAATGAACGCGACAAACAAAAATCAAGAATTGCCACGGCATTAATAACGCTTCTTGAGCCTGTAATAATGGAACTGCAAGAAATAGATCTATTGCACGACAGATATAAAGAACAGCACACCGGAGAATAAAAATAATGAAACTTAAATATTCTGGCTTAACTGCCAGTGGCAACACTCACCCTAAATTTACGCGCGGCGATATTTACCGCGACCAGTACGGCGGCACGGTAATGATTAAGGGCGTGGAAGAACGGCGCGTAACCTACCGCCGTGAAGGTTACGAATATGATTGCGTGATGCCTGTTTATCAGTTCCGGCGTGATTTTTCTCTGGTACAGACCGCGCCGCATAACGTGTCCACCAGCAACGCCAGGGCACGGGCAAACATCCAGAAGCTGAAAACCATGATTAACGGATTCAGGGGTAAAAAATGAAACTGGCACCGAACGTAAAACAGCAGTCACGCGGCATAAAACACAAAGAAACAGAAGTCATTATTTTTGCGGGTAGTGATGCCTGGTCACACGCAAAACAATGGCAGGAACATGACGCGCGTATGGCCGGAGATAATGAGCCTCCTGTGTGGCTTGGGGAGCAGCAGTTATCCGAACTGGATAAGCTGCAAATTGTGCCGGAAGGCAGAAAATCCGTGCGCATATTCAGGGCCGGATATCTTGCGCCAGTAATGATAAAGGCGATTGGTCAGAAGCTGGCGGCGGCAGGCGTACAGGATGCAAATTTTTATCCTGAGGGTATGCACGGCCAGGAGGTGCAGAACTGGCGCGAATATCTGGCCCGTGAGCGCCAGAATCTTTCTGATGGTCTGGTGATTCAGCTTCCTGTTAAGAAAAAAACAGAAGACAGCGCCGCACCACTGGCGCTTAACCAGATGGGAGCAAGCCAGCGCGGCGAAGTTCTCCTGGCACATTATGGCGGTGAACTGGCGATTCATGCCGACTCTGACACTGTTCACCATTACAACGGCGTTGTATGGGAGCCGATTCAGGATAAAGAGTTACAGCGTGCTATGGCGCAGATTTTCATTGATGCGGAGATCAGCTATTCGCAGAACGCCATTAAATCGGCGGTCGATACCATGAAGTTAAGTTTGCCTGTAATGGGGAATACAGCCCGTAACCTGATTGGATTCAGTAACGGGGTATTTGATACCAGAACAGGTAATTTTCGGGAGCATAACAAAAACGACTGGTTGTTAATTGCCAGTGAATTACCTTTCAGCCCACCAGCAGAGGGGGAAACGCTGGCAACACATGCGCCGAATTTCTGGAAGTGGTTACGCTGCTCGGTGGCAGAGAATGACCGCAAGACGGATCGCGTGCTGGCTGCATTATTCATGGTGCTGGCGAACCGGTACGACTGGCAGTTATTCATTGAGGTAACAGGTCCAGGGGGAAGTGGTAAAAGCGTGATGGCGGAGATTTGCACCATGCTGGCGGGTAAGGCCAACACAGTATCGGCAAGCATGAAGGCGCTGGAAGATGCAAGGGAACGCGCGTTAGTGGTTGGCTTTTCGCTGATTATCATGCCGGATATGACCCGCTACGCTGGTGATGGCGCAGGAATTAAGGCTATTACAGGCGGTGACAAGGTGGCAATCGACCCGAAGCATAAAGCCCCCTACTCAACACGCATTCAGGCGGTCGTGCTGGCGGTGAACAATAACGCCATGTCATTCAGTGACCGCAGCGGGGGGATCTCACGTCGTCGGGTGATATTCAATTTTTCGGAGGTTGTACCGGAGAACGAGCGCGACCCCATGCTGGCAGAAAAAATAGAAGGAGAGCTGGCGGTTGTGATTCGCCATCTGCTTACTCGTTTTTCTGACCAGGACGAAGCTAAACGCCTGCTGTATGAGCAGCAGAAATCAGAAGAAGCTCTGGTGATAAAACGCGAGGGCGATTCGCTGGTGGACTTCTGTGGCTATCTCATGTCGTCGGTAATGTGTGATGGTCTGTTAGTGGGTAATGCCGAAATTATTCCGTTCAGTCCGCGCAGGTATCTTTATCACGCCTATCTGGCATATATGAGGGCACACGGATTCGGTAAACCTGTAACACTGACGCGCTTCGGTAAAGATATGCCGGGGGCAATGGCGGAATATGGCAGGGAGTATATAAAACGGAAAACGAAGCACGGTTTGCGTTCAAATGTGACACTGACAGAGGATTCAGAAGACTGGATGCCATCATGTGCATCGGTCACAAATGACGACAGCAAAAATTAAACTTATGGAATAACTGTTCACCACTGTTCACCCTGTTATAAATATCTTTTATATCAGTACATTATAGGGTGAACAGTTATTTGTGAACTGTTCACCAAACTATTCACTGTTCACCTTTTTGATTATTTATTGAGCTTTAAGGGTGAACAGTGGTGAACAGTTGGTGAATAGTTTTTGTGAAACTGTTCACCCCTTAACATTATGAATAAAAAGGGAAAATCTCAAAAGGTGAACAGGTGAAGGGTTAAAATGCAAAAATTTTATTTTATTGCTGTGAGGTAAAGCCTGTGACAACGCAGCACGCAAAAAAACCACAATCTCACGCCCTTGATTTGACAGAACACTGGCTGAGGGTGGCGATAAAAATCATCGACCGCAACGCGGGAGAAGGGTACGCAAAAGCACATCCCGAACTGATAAGCGCATTCATGACCACGGCAGCGGCAAACTTTGCCACGCTGACAGAACGGGAGATTGCCGAAGCGGAACAGGTGACAACCATCAACGTTAAAACCGGAGAGCAGACAGCATGACAGCACAGATAGCGGCTTACGGGCGGCTGGTGGCTGACCCGCAGTTAAAGACCACCAGCAAAGGGACACAAATGGCGATGGCGAGTATGGCGGTTCCCCTGCCGTGCAGCCAGGCAGATGACGGAACGGCGACGATGTGGTTATCTGTCCTGGCGTTTGGCAGACAGGCCGACGCACTGGCAAAACACCACAAAGGCGAACTGGTGAGCGTGGCGGGTAACATGCAGGTGAGCCAGTGGACAGGCCAGAACGGGGAAACGCGGCAGGGCTGGCAGGTTATTGCAGACAGCGTAATCAGTGCGCGAACGGCGCGACCGGGCGGCAAAAAAGGTCAACAGGGCCAGGCCACTGACGCACTGAACAGGGCAAAACAACAGACAAGCCAGCACGATGACCCGTACGGGGATAACATACCGTTTTAATTCACAACAGCGAACAGAGTAATTACAGGGGAAGGCATGACAACGCTGACCATTAACCGGAAGCCGAAAGGCATTTACGGCACGCCGCAGAAAACGACGCAGGCGGCGCAAGAGCAGGATAAAACCACATCGGCGCATAAAGTGATACCCGGCAATCAGAACGCACAGCAGAAGCCCACAGGGGCGACACCGTGGCAGCATATGACCAAAAGACAGCGCAAAAACCGCCGACGCGTTAACCGCCTCACTGAGATGTGGCCTGACTTATTCAGCCATAAAGCACCGAAGCCGCTTAAGGTGGGGATATTCGACGACCTGATGCAGGATATCGCCGTCAGGGGGCTGGCATTCGGGCCGGGGGTATTACGTGCGACGCTGGCATCCTATGCGCAGTCTCCGCGCTATTACCGCGCCCTGATAGCTGGTGGCGCACGTTACGACCTGAAAGGCCAGCCATGTGGGGAAGTGACACCACAGGAACAGCAGGAGGCAGAAACACGGCTGATGGTGCTGAATGAGAAGCACAAGCGCCAGCGCCGGGCAGCAAAGGGGGATACATGCCAGTGACATTTGAAGAAGTTCAGCAACATAAAAAGCTTCATGGTTTTGATGATCTGGAAACCACGACAGCAAAAAAATATCGTCGGTTGCTTTCTTCCGATGCGTTATTTTTTGTGGATCATCATGATTTTCTGCGTAGCTCACTGACCGGGGAAATTTTCGCAACCAACCGTGAGCAGGTGGAAGCGATGATCGAATATTTGTGGAAAATAAGACGCAGAATGCGGGAGCCAGTGAAACAATAAAGCGATAAAGGCCCGGATTTTTTCCGGGCCTTTTTTCAGGTTTTGTAAATTATTTGTTCGTGGTTGTTCCAGGTTGTTCGGTGATTCTGGCTGATGTTTACATACTGATTTTTATGTATATGTTGGCGTGTGGCACTCAGACGTGAGCCGCCACAATGCCGCCTGACCCCCTGCGCGATGCCGGGTTGATCTGCGAGATGCCGAGAGTGTCGGGCGGCGCTCCCCCCGTGTTGGTTTCACGTCCTGAATCTTAACCAATGCGAGAAAACCTTCATGAAGAAATTAATCGAACTCCGCCAGCAAAAAACCGCCCTGAAAAACCAGATGCGATCCCTGCTGGAAAAAGCCGACAGTGAAAACCGCAGTCTAACCGATGACGAAGGCAAACAGTTTGATGAACTGCGTGCAAAAGCCGATTCCCTCGACACAGAAATTTCCCGCCTCGAGTCTGTGGCTGATGAAGAACGTAACCAGCCTGGTGTTCCCGTCGAAGATAAAATCACCAAAAATGAGCTACGCTCTTACATTCTGACCGGGGAAACCCGCAACCTGTCCGGCAGTGTTCCGGCTGATGGTGGTTATACGGTTATCCCGGAACTGAACAGAGAAATTATGCGTCAGCTTTCTGATGAGTCGGTGATGCGTAAAATCTGTACTGTTAAAACCATTCACAGTAATGAATTTAAGCAACTGGTTTCTGCCGGGGGTGCGGTCGTGGGACACGGCGAAGAAGGTGCGGCACGTAACCAGACGGCAACCCCAAAACTGAATGAAGTCAGTATCCGCCTGTATCCGATCTACGCTTACCC